TTAATGGAATGTTAGAACGTGGAGAGATAATCATTGACCCAAGTTGTAAGAGACTGATAAAAGATTTAGAAAGAGTAAGTTTCAAAGAAGGCACTAACATGCCTGAAACAACAAGAGATAAAACATTAGGTCACATTAGCGACGCACTTGGATATCTTGCGAACTATGTTAAACCTATAAGAAGACAAGAATATTCATCAACAATGCCACGGTAGGTCGTTGTTACACTAAGGAAGGTTTCAAATGGCTGATATTTCTAATCAGGGCGTTCGTAAAAACATATTACAAGATATTAACGGTAGAGAGAATAAAGAAAGAAAAGAAGAGTCAGTTAGACGTTTCAGAGTGTACAGGAAGCGACAAGAAGATGAGATCATTAAGAAGTTAGAAGCAGAGTTTAAAGATCCATCAACTGTTCAAGAAATGAGAAAGATCACATCAATTAATCTAACCACTAGAATGATTAATGAAGTGGCTAGCATATACAAACGAGAACCAGAACGAACATTCGTCAACGCCAGCGACAGAGAGAAAGAGCAGTTAATTAATCTGTACGATGAGGGTTCAGTTAATAACAATCTAAAGAAAGCTAACAGGTACTTTAAATTACAAGACCAGTGCGCTGTTCACATCTTCCCAAGAGATAACAAGATATGCGTTAAAGCATTGCAGCCGCATCAATACGATGTTGTTCCTGATCCAGCCGACCCAGAGAGAGCGCAAGTATATATCACTTCAATCTTTGATAAACAAAACTACGAACAATTAAGAGCTAGAAATACAGACCTTGATAATAAGCTTGATAGAACAAGAGCTTCTAATGGATTAAACGAAAAGATTGCAGACCGTGACGACGACATCCACAACAAGACTAAATACATTTGGTGGTCTAAAGAGTTTAACTTCATGACAGATAGTAACGGAACACTGATTGGACCAGACGGTTTCCCATTAGATGAGATAACTTTTGATGACTTAAAGAATCCAATTGGAATGTTGCCCTTCATTGATATTGCTGGGGAGAAAGATGATGACTTCTTTGTTCAGACTAACAATTCCTTTGTTGATTTTAACTTAGACTTTGGAGTGTTGTTATCTGATACGGCTAACATCAATAGACTTCAAGGATATTCACAGGCGGTTGTAGTATCAGAGACTAAGCCTCAAAACTTTAAAGTTGGGCCAACGCAAGTTCTACACTTACCGCTTGACCCTAACAGCACATCACCAGCGCCAACATTCCAGTTTGCAACACCTTCTCCAGACATGAACGCATCGCTGGCGTTGTTAGACTTATACCTTAACTTATTTCAATCATCTGAGGGGATGGACACAAGCACTGTTGCTGGAAAACAAGGCGCAAGATACACATCGGGCGTTGATAGACTTCTCGCTATGATTCAGAAATATGAAGCAACAGAGGATGACATCAGCATGTTCGATGATGTTGAGAGAGATGCTTATAAAATCCTATCTTCATGGTCGAATGTATTCCAAGACGTTTCAGCTAATGATCCGAAAGCTTTAAAGGAAGATTTAAGACTATCAAAGATAAGTGACAGTGTATTTGTAGAGACTCAATTCTCTAAGCCAGCCGCCGTTAAGTCAGACGAAGAGATGGAGGCATCTGTTATCAGACGAATGGAAGCGGGTCTTATGTCAAGAGCAGAAGCGATTGCTGAACTAAGAGGATTAGAATTAGAAGACGCTAAGGTACAGCTAAAACTAATTGATAATGAAGTTGTTGAGTTAGCTCCAGAGATAAAAGAAGAACCAGCATCGTTTACACAGCCAGAGATTATAGAAGAACCAGAAGAGGTTTAAGTGGCAGTAGTTAAAGAGTTCAAAGGTGATCAAGACGATGTACACATCAAGGTTGATCTTGACGAACTATTTGATGGGAAGTTCCCAGACAACGAAGCGTTAAAGCAACGGGTTGGACAGGCCATTGTTGACAGGATTATTGAAAGAACTGAAGACGGTTTAGATAAGAACAACAAGGGACTTAAGGCACCTTACTCCAGTGGATATGCAGACTCATTAGAATTTAAAGCGTTCGGTAAATCTAAAAGCAAAGTTAACATGACCCTTCGTGGGGATATGCTTGGCTTATTGGATGTAACAGAAGTTGGAGAATCATCTGTCACTATTGGTTGGGATGACACAACGCAATCAAACAAAGCGCACAATCACGTCAACGGAGTGACCGTACCAAAGAGGGACTTCTTAGGACTATCTGATTCAGATAGAGAAGCAATCAAGCAAGAGTTTAGATCAGAGATTGAAAAGATTAATGATGTTGTAAAAGAACCATCCATGTTTGATAGCTTATTACTGTCAGAAATTGCAAAGCTAGCGGGTGAACTCGGTGAGTTTTAAGGTTAAAATAAAAGGATTAAATAAGGTAGAGATACAGGTCAAGAAGAGACTTGAGGACTTACTTAAAGACACAACGATGTTAAACGAAGTGGGTGAAACTACTGCTAAAATGATAGTTAACAACGCAAGGTCTGGGAGTGTATTTAAGAACGATAAGAAAGAGAAGATTAAGAAGTTAAAAAATATATCAATAGCTCATAGAAAATACTTAGCGAAGTACAACTCAACGTCAGATGTATATTCAGCATCACGTTCTAACTTATCGTTTACAGGACAGTTTTTAAAAAGCATTAAGCACACGGTTAAAAGAGGTTTGATTATAATTGAACCAACCGGATCAAGAACAGGATACAAGACAGGGCCAAAAACTAAAGATAGCAACCCTCCATCAAACAAACAGTTAGCTAAGTTCTTAGCAGACAACGGGCGAGAAATATTTGGTGGTCTTGATAAAATTGGTATAAAAAGATTGAAGACGTTAATAATAAGATTCTTAAGAAGGAAATTAAGAACAAAATAATATCCAAGGAAAGAGGTATGTTACAATGGAAACAAATACTAATGTGAGCGAGTCCGCTCCAAAGCAAGACGAGTCCGTCACTCAATCAGTTAACGAGTCAGTTACTGAAAGAACACCAGAAGATTTAAGCAAACGATTAAAGGAAGTAACAGACGAATCCGTTAAACGTAAACATAAGCTTAGAGAGAAAGAAGAGTTAGCTCAGTCTTGGCAATCCAAGTACGAAGAACTTGAACGAGAGAAGCAAGAAGAGCAAGGACAGTGGAAAGATTTATACGAGAAAGAGAAAGAGCGACGTGTTGAAGTTGAAACAAAAAAGAAACAAGACGACGCAAGAGCAGTGTGGGATAAGGTGACATCACAAGTAAAACAACAAGCGGCCGCAATGAATTGTCTTAACCCTGATGATCTTGTTAGATTACTCGCGGCAGATAAAGTACTTGATGGTATCGACTACGACAAAGAGACATACAAAGTTAACGAAGAAGAGTTAAAGAATTTATTAGAGAAAGCAAAGGAACAAAAAGGCTACCTATTTGGTAAGCCAGCACCAAATGTTCATGCTGGATATGGCGGTTCACCTAAGAATGAGCCAACGGATACAGCAAAAATGAGCGTTAGGGAGTTGGCTGCTCTCGCTGCTGAGAGTATGAAGCAACTGAAAAATATGTAAACACGGAGGTATTTTTACATGGCAATTTCAAAAACAGAATTAGCTGCAACAAGTCAGAAACTCGTTGCATCAGTTCTACAGATGACACTTAAAGAAAACGCAATGCTTATTCCAACAATTTCTGATTATTCAAGCTGGGCACAGCCTGGATCTGACGAAGTTTCTATCATCAGACGTGATCAATTCGCTGCTGCTGATAAAACGGAAGAAACTGATTTAACAGTACAGAACTTAGCGTTCACTGCTGATAAGTTACTTCTTGATAAGCATAAAGCAATCTACACTGAGCTTGAAAGATTCGGACAAGTACAGTCTAACGTAAACGCTGAGTCTGAGATTCTAATGGAGCAAGCTAGGGAATTAGCTCTTCAAGTAGACAAAGATTTAATCACTGCTTTACGTGCTGCTTCTGCAGCTGCTCCTGATCACATTATCGCTATGACTGGCGCTGGTGCGGTTATCTCTCAAACGGATATCTTAGAGTTTAGACGGTTGTTAAACGTTCAGGCTGTTCCACAAGAAGACAGAACTCTTTTGATCTCTAACGATCAAGAGAAAGCACTTCTTGCAATCCCTTCTTTCGTTGAAGTGGATAAATATGGACCAGGAGCACAGCCGCTTAACAGTGCTGAGCTTGGAAGAGTTTATGGATTCAGAGTTATGAGACACAACGAAATGGTTGCTGCTGAAGCTTTCGCATACCATAAATCGGCTGTAGCTTATGGAACTCAATTAAACCCTGAGTTCAAGACTGATGAAAACTTAAAAGGTATTAAAAAAGAATACCTCTTACACATGATCTATGGCGTAAAAACTTTAGATTCTGGTAAGCGTCAAGTAGTTGGAAACGCTACTGGAGCATAGTCAGTTAAATGGAGTTTGCTAACGCTTTACGGATTCCACACTTCTTATCGGCTGGGTCCCCAGAGGGACTCCGCCGTAAGATGTTGGAAAACAATATCAAAGACGGAAAGGTGTATAACTATTTTCAAATAGTACACACTGGCTCGAAGT